GTGAACGAGGCGCTCGCAAAGCGCATGGCGGCGCGCAAGATGCTGACCAACGCCAGCTACTTCGCGTTTACCGCAACGCCCAAAAACAAGACGCTGGAGATGTTCGGCGAGGCCCTGTCGCCCGACGCCGAGGGAAAGGTCGAGCACCGGCCCTTCGACAGTTACACCATGAAGCAGGCGGTCGAGGAGCGCTTCATCCTCGATGTGCTCAAGACCTACACGCCGGTGGACAGCTACTACAAGCTGGTCAAGAAGACCGAGGACGACCCGGAGTTCGACACCAAGAAGGTGAAGAAGAAGCTGCGCCGGTATGTGGAGAGCCACGACCACGCGATCCGGCTCAAGGCGGAGATCATGGTGGACCACTTCCACGAGCAGGTACTGGCGGCCGGGAAGATCGGCGGACAGGCGCGGGCGATGGTAGTCACGAGCGGCATCGAGCCGTGCTCGCGAGATCCAGACCATTGATTTTGGATCCACTGCTGGGGCATCCTGAGTCTTCGCGACATGTCACCAATCTCAATCTACGCGGAACCATCAAGGAGTTGGCGCAACTGGACGGCGGGTTCGTGGTAAGTCGCGAGGGCATCGTCCTTTCCGCCTGCCGCTACCTCGACGCCGTGGCCGCACAAGTGGACGTGCCTCTGGGACTCGGCAGCCGTCACATTGCCGCCGCCAACATGAGCGCCGTTACCAAGGCGGTTGGCATTGTAGTTTCTGAGAGTTCGGTGGTGCGAATCTTCTGCCATGGACAACTGGTCGGTGAAGTCATTCCGGAGGTCTGGATGATGGACCATGCCGCCCACCTGCATGGTACCGCGAAGAGGGAACAAGTCGGTGAGTTCACGATTCTGACACCAAACCTCCGACAAGCCTCGATCGCGAGTGGGCGTGACTAACCAGTGATATATAAGGAACTGAGCTATGACAACGCTGCCGGAATTCAGTTGTGAGGTCTGAGGACTCGTGACTACGAATCCCACCCACTGGCTCGTGATTCCGATCTTACCGTGTACCGGTGGAATTCTGAAAGCGCAAACGCGGCCGGTTCCCGGCGTTACTGCGGCGAAGCTCATGCCGAGGTGTACATCAGTCGCTGGTTCGAATCAGTGTGCGCGCCGCCGAAGCTGTGCGGATGCGGAGCGTTGGCATGGCGACTTGGTCGTGCGATTTGCCCAATCCCATTCCGCCCCCGGCACCGATAGCAGCATTTCTACGAGATCTCTGCACCAGTAAAAGCGTTAAAGATTGCAACAGTATGTCCAAAGTATCTTTGTGTCGCCCAATGCAGTGCTTGCGATGTCGAGTCCGCCTGATCGTCGTGCTTACCCCTAGGGAAAGTTACGAGTTCATGCAAATATGTTGCAAGCCATTCGGCTTTTTCCGGAAGGTGAACAAACCCATTCTCGATGGCGCTGGAAACAGTGTGAAGGCGCATGATTTTGTCCATCGTTGGCTTATAGGACTGCGCCGCATAGACTCCCTCGTGAACCAACTCTTGAAGCAATTGAGTACCAGAAGCTCGATCCTCAATCAATATGACTTTGGCCCCAAAAGCATCGGCCTGCTCTCGCACAGCACGCTTCAGTTCCGGATAGTCGACGCGCTTGCGGTATACGTGCAATAGATATAAGTGTTTTCCAGTAATTCCCCACGTCGTGCAAACACTAAAGTCACTCAACTCGCCAGGCTTATTGGCGGTGTCCCAGCTTTGGAGAATCGTTTGAAACTGCAGATTGGATCCCTCCACACTGAAGGTTCTGAACCACTCAGACTTGACCATTCCGCCACCACAAGGAGCGGGTGCCTGCTGATACTGTCCAGCGAAGTTGTATTCCCCGATTGTATGGCGTAGGTGTTCGAGGACAGCCAAGGGCTCGCGCTCGGGGTGAAGCGGTTCCCCAATGTGCCGATGAACCGTGCGAGTGCACACAGGAGTCTCTATGAAGTGCGTCTCCTCTGTCTCAGCGATAGCCGGCAACCGTATGTGCTCCCAGTACTCCTGTTCCAAGACGTGGCCGACGAGATCGCCCTCGTGCAGGCGTTGCATAATAATAATGATCACGCAATCTTGCTTGCTGTTCTGCCGGCTGTAGAGGGTGTGGTCGTACCAATCGTTCACCGCGTTGCGCTGGGTTTCCGAGAGTGCCTCGTCCGGCTTTAAAGGATCATCAATAATGATAAGGTCTGCCCCTCGACCGGTCAGCACGCCCCCCACGGAAGTGGACAGTCGAGAACCACCTTGGGTGGTGACGAATTCCTGCACCGACTGCTTTTGCGGAGAAAGCCGAGTGGGAAACAGCTCCCTGTACCATGCACTGGTCATTAGGGTTCGGCAGTCCATTGAATGTTTGTTGGCCAAGTCCTGTCCGTAGCTGGCACAGATAATCTGAGCGCTCGGGTTATGTCCCAGTACGTATGCCGGGCAAGCGACAGCCGCCGCGTGAGATTTTAAGGATCTCGGGGGTAGGTTGATGATCAAACGGTTGATTTTGCCGCGGAAACAAGCTTCCAGCTTTGTGGCAATGAGTTCATTGTGCCAGTTATGCAAGAACCGAACCTGTGGATTGAGTTCCCGAAAGCCACGGTGCATAAACGCATGAAAGTCGCAACGCAAGAGCGCCCGATACTCAGCCCTGCTGATCGTCGACATCGTTAGCCTCCTGAGTAGCCTCCTTCAGCTCTGGACCGCCCTCTTGCGCTGGATTGAGTCGTTGCATGATGCCGTCAATCACCTCCTGATCGAGTTCGTCGATGACTGAGTTCTGCACGCCCGGCGCGTTCTGCCTTGCTTCCGCGTCCCGTGCCAACTCAAGCAGTTCTCGAAACGCTCGGATGTCACCAGATGCTGCCTTATTGACCATTTGCTTCAGTGCAGCTTCGAGTTTTGTCACCGTCTTCCGCTGGCCGTTTTCATTGACCACGACCTTCTCGCGTAAAATCTTGATGAACAAGGTACCCACGTTCAGGCTACCCCTGGGCCTTCCCTTGGGATTGCCAGAGCTTCCCTTCTTGAATCGAGTAGCTTCAGGCGGCGTGCCATAGCCAACAGACTTCGTAGGTTCGGGGACTTCATTTGGTTTGTCATCGTTTTCGTTCATTCCCAGCCTCCTGTTCTAGCTCAATAAAAGTGCGGCCCGAGACGCCATGTGTGGCAGACAGCCGGGTGAATGCCTGCCAACGGCGAACAATCGTATCGACATACTGAGCATCCAACTCGATGCCAAAACAAACGCGGCCTGTACGCTCCGCCGCGATGACGGTCGTGCCGCTGCCCAGAAACGGATCCAGCACAATGTCGCGGCGCGACGTACAATCCATGATGGCGTCTGCCACTAGTGCGACCGGCTTCACGGTCGGATGCAATTCGAGTAAGTTGCCCTCGCCAGTAGCGGAGCGAGAAAAGGAATTCACACCTGGGTATTGCCAGACATTCGTTCGGTACCGCCCATACTGGCCAAGCTGAATATTGTTGCGATGACTCTCCTTTCCGTTCTTAAAGACAAATATCAGTTCGTGTTGGCTCCGGTAGAGTGAACCCATGCCGCCGTTGTCCTTCACCCAAACGCAAACGTTTTTCAGCTCCGAATAAACCTGATTACCTGCCGCAAGGATCTCGGACATGTGCCTCCAATCCATGAATGCGTAGTGGAGTGAGCCAGCGACGCTGTGGAGCGCACAGCGGCGCATAACCTGGGCAAGGAAATCGGTGAATTCACTTTCAGTCATCTCGCCGGATGCCATTTGGAAATTCTTGTGATGGATGGCTCCAAGGCCCATGGCATGCCCTGGAATTTTGACGTTGAACGGCGGGTCAGTGAAAACCATAGTCGCAAGACGGGATTCCATCAGTGCGGAGTAGTTGCCGTGATTGAGAGAGTTTCCACAATAGACCCGGTGCGGACCCAGCAGCCAGAGATCGCCTTCGCGGGTCACCGCAACAGGTCTGGCTTCAGGCAATTCATCCGCCGGGTCGGAACTGCCCTTAACCTCTGGCGAGGCCGCCTCGATAAGAACATCAATCTCGCCAATTTCGAAGCCCGTTGCCTCAAGATCGAAATTCAGTTCGACGTCGCAGAGTTCCCTCAGCTGTTCTGCCAGCAAATTCGGGTCCCAGGTAGCTTGCTCGGCGAGCCGATTATCGGCAATCATGAATGCCCGAATCTGGGTTTCGGTTAGGTGGTGGAGGCTGATCGTTGGGATTCTATGGATCCCGAGGAGTGTGCAGGCTGCCAGACGCCCGTGTCCGGCAATCAGCTTCAGTTTGCGATCAACCAAAAATGGGACATTGAAGCCGAATGCCTCAATACTGCGCGCGACCTGCTGAATTTGCTTTTCCGAATGGACACGAGGATTTTTGGAATCCGTCTGAAGTTCAGCAATGTTCCGATATACAATTGTTAGTGGCGGGTTTACTTTCCCGAGTCTTGTGGACGCTCGGTTCTTTGCTAGACGCGGCGATGTCATGAACTCCTCCGAAACACTTGGTCGCCGAGAAAAACCCGCCCGCGCGATTGGCTACACGTAGCAAATCACGCAGCGATTATCCTCAAACGTCCAGTTGTTTCGTCTGAGTTCGCATCTCGCTCCCTTAGACGAGAAATTCTAGCCTTAGTCTGTCGCCCCCGGCCTCCCGCTAGGATTTAACGACAGCCTCATTTTCAGGAGGCAGCTTAGCATCTCGCGCAGCTGCACCCTTCGAGTTGACCTTCTTGGTCGTAGTCGGCCTCCGGCCGACCTCAAAGGTTAATTTGGACATCTCCTGCGAGATAGATTTTGATCTATTGTGAGAAATATGCAAGGAGAGTCTTTTTAAGGAATCTGTCTAGTAACTGATGTCTGTCGCTCTCCGTCGTATTCTTGGGTGCTCTTCGGGCAGTAAAAGTCAAGCAGATAGCACGACGCTGTCGGTCATAATTAACTTGAACTTTTTTCGAAAGGAAGCGGAAATGTTGCTGATCCCGGTCAAGGAGATATTATGCCCGATTCTTCCATCAGCCAACGACTCGCTTCGTTGCCCGATTTGAGCAAACCCGCCTTAGGTGAATTATGGCGGCAGCTTTTCGACAGAGAGCCGCCGCTTGCAATTCGAAAAGAGCTCATGCTTCGGATTATTGCTTACCGCCGGCAGGAGCAGGAGTTTGGTGGACTCAACGAAGGTAGCTGCCGCCGGCTCCGACAGCTTGCAAGTGCGTTCGCGGCCGATCCCAACGCAGCAGTTTCAACCCGGCCGCCAATCAAGCCCGGAACTCGGCTGGTGCGCCAGTGGAAAGAGCAAGTTCATGTAGTGGAGGTAGAACCGGAAGGCTATCAGTACAAAGGTGTTCGCTACGAAAGCCTTTCCGAGATCGCTCGTCTCATCACAGGCACCCGCTGGTCAGGGCCCCTCTTCTTCGGTCTCAAAGGCAAACCATCCAAGGAATCCTGGGAGGCCCAATGAACACCGAATCAAGGGCCGTAATCCGCTGTGCGATCTACACGCGCAAATCCTCAGAAGAAGGCCTGGAGCAATCCTTCAATTCCCTCGACGCTCAACGGGAAGCCTGCGAGGCCTTCATCGCCAGCCAACGCCAGGAACGCTGGCGACTCCTTGCGGCTCGTTATGATGACGGGGGATTTTCGGGCGGGACCCTGGAGCGGCCCGCGCTTAAACGATTGTTGAAAGACGTCGAAGTTGGCCGGGTCGACACCATCGTCGTCTATAAGGTGGATCGTCTCACTCGCAGCCTGTCCGATTTTGCCAAGATCGTGGAAGCCCTGGACGCACGCGGAGTTTCTTTCGTCTCCGTCACCCAGCAGTTCAATACCACGACTTCGATGGGCCGGCTGACCCTGAATGTCTTACTCTCCTTCGCCCAATTCGAACGGGAGGTGACTGGGGAGAGGATCCGGGACAAAATCGCAGCCTCCAAGCGCAAAGGCATGTGGATGGGCGGCACTGTCCCGCTCGGATATGACCTCAAAGAACGAAAATTGATCGTCAACCCAGAAGAAGCAAAGCTCGTGCGGCGTCTGTTCAATCTCTACCTTGACCTGGAATGTGTCTCGAAGCTGAAGGCTCGGCTCGATCGGGAAGGCACCAAGAGCAAGACGAGGATCAGCGCTGCTGGGAAGCGGTCGGGCGGAACTTCCTATTCCCGAGGGGCACTGTACGACATCCTGCAGAACCGGATTTACCTGGGCGAAATTCACC